GAGGAAGACCGGGAGTCATAGGTCTAGCACAAAGCTGGTGCTGAGACGTATGGGTTGTTAGCCATACGGCTGTTCCTACTTACGTAGGCGTGCTGGCAAAAAACTGGTGTTTAATGCCAACTGAGTCTGCAGTTATAGGCCCACTGCAGAGGGCCACCTATTTAAGCACTGGCTATCGGCCGGTCTGCAGTAACCTTTACTGCCACACCGGCGGGAGCTATTTTGAGTGCCATTATTGGGGACAAATCTCTATCGCAAAAAACTGGTTGAGGAGGTAAAACTTGAGGTGTAATCGGAGGCGCTAAGTGGTCTCGAGGATAATACCTCCTCGTAAGGGGAACGACCATTGGATCACAGTGGTGGTGGTAAGAAACAAGTGGGATAGCCGGACCAAGTACGCTGTAATGGATGTCTCGTGCTGCAGGCTTACGCATTCTGCTTCTGACAAGCTGGTTGACGGACTCGACAGAGTTAAGCCACGGGTAAGTATTGATAGCATATTCGGCCAACTGGTGGAGCTGAGTGAATTCGACTTCTTCGGCGTCCAGGTGGGGTACGTCGGGAGTGATCATTGTTGCAGTTGGCTGATATGAGGGGCAGCCCGCAGCTACAAAGCTGGTTGTAGCCGGGTCGATGTAGTTGTCAAGCAATGGACAGTAACGGAAGCGTAATTCTTGGGCAAGTGAACGTATTCTACTTATGGAGAGCTGTGAGCGACAGATGATAGCGTTTATTTGATTCGTTATAGATAGCAGGGATGGTTGCCAGTTCCAACTTGTCGTACTAAGCCAATTGCCGGAGACTAGTGATGAAACTGCACGTGTAGGGTAGCCAATAACTTTTTCACCATGCCTATGCAAACGTAGGAATTCGGCATGTGGTCCGAAACTTTGTTTGCTCGGGTTCAACTCATAAGGCAGGCGCGTTATTAAGTGCTGGTAATCGTGCTCACCGCATAAGAGTACATCATCACCGCAGTGGTAACTGACGATAGTACCGATGTAAGGTAACAAATAGGCTCTATTGAGTACAGAATTGATGAATGTTGTCGCTCTGTGGCCTGAGGGTAATGTGCTTCTCCATTTCATATCTTTGATTGTCATGTTGTCGAAACTGCTGATACACCAATCGAGAACTGGAAACATTTCTGAAGGTAGAAACTCTTTAAGTACTTCGAAGACTGCTTTCATAGATGTAAGGGTGTGTTGTGAGTTGAAGTCAGTGTAGTCAATCATACAATATTCCGAATATTCAAGTGTGGCGAACTTTTCCGCGTTAAGAGCGTCTGGATTGAGTAGCACATGAGAATTGGCCCATATGCTCTCTACGTAGTTCAGTATATAGTCGAAATACAAATACGAGACTGTGTCACAATTATATATGTATCGAGTTTTCCCATGTTCGAGTTTCTGTGCCTGGGTAATGTACACGGATGGCTTAACAGCCATAATAGCGCTGGGATCAGTGTTCATTACGAATTCAAGTCGGTTGCGGTATCGAGGGAATTGTGGATGGTGGTGTGACCCGGACTTGCACCAAAAGGGACTTGTGAGGAGGTGTAAGCCAAAGTCACCCGGCTTTGGACAATCTTTGATTTCTTGTTTGTAAATGGTTCTTATGGCGGAACGCAACACATCGTCACTGATCTTGGCCTCATGTCGATTGCCCTCAGGAGCTACCCGGTGATACAAATCGGCATTCGGTGCGGATGCGGTGACGCCACGGCCAAGTAAGGTCGTGCACTCTGTCAAGAGGTTTGCAATGTGTGAGGTGGTTGCGCCCGTCATCTTGTTAAAGTCCGAAAGGGCTTTAACGAATGGATCGTTCTTTGCGATAGCGACACTGATAGTAGGTAGGAGGTCTAGTGGGACTCCCGCTTCGAAGAGGAGCTCAAGTAAGATAACGAGACCACAAACCGTATCGTTATTCGTTCCAACTGGGATGCATTGTTTGAGAATACGGTCGGAAAGAGGTGACGAATAAAGTAGGTTTCTTGCGAAGCAGTTGACTTTCAGGTCGGCTTGTGGGGCCTTCTTGAGAGGAAACAACTGTAATTCGGTCTTTTTATCTAAAAACTTGAGACTCACCTCCGCTGGGTAAAATGGTTTAGGCCACCGCTTGGGGTGTGGTCTATTTGTAGCACCTGTATAAGGTAACAGGACCCAACGGAGGAAAGCGAGATAATCACTATCACTAACCTCGGTCAACTGGGGGCTCAGTGTCTGGTATCTATATATAACCGCCAGTTGACGTGCGCAGCGCTTCGAGCAATTAAGATGACTTGGTGTGAGCTTACGGTATGGTACCCGACTTGCTCTAGTTAGTTGTCCATCTACATGCAGTGCTACTGCGCAATTGCTGCCCTTTAAAGGGCAGAGGGGGCGCCTCCTGCTACCTGCAGACGAGGGCCCATGTAGCAGCGCTCCGGAACACCGAAGCCGCTGACGAGCGCCTGAATCCATCCGTTGTAAGCGCCATTGGATCTGTCGTAGATTTCGACGTTGATGGATTCGACGATGTGGCAAGCGTAAGGACGCGCGATGTAGCCGTGATCGTTCCAGACCTGTAGAACGTCACTTGTGCACTGGTTCGTGACGACGTGGAAATTGCCGTCGAGTGTGTAGAAGCCTGCACGCCGCTTCTTGTTGATCGGACGAATACCGATGATGGCGTCGAGGCCGCGGCCGCGTAAACAGCGAAGACCAGGGAGATTGCGGATATCTTCTCCCTGAAGTAAGCGAGTGGCTTCGTCGATAATATCGCACTTGTGCGTACCGGCTAAAGGAATGATACCATCTGCAAGGATTCCGAGGCGGTAGGCGTATTCTGGTTCGTGGAAGCGATTGATAATGGCGTGGGAGTGACGTAACGCGCGGACTTGGTTGCCGCGTCTGACGAAGGATTTCTGCATCTTCTGATTGAGAACTTCGGTGCCAGAAGAAGCGATGCTTGCCATTATGTTTGCCATGGCGAGTGAACCGACGTGTCCGTAGATATCGGAGAGTGTTTCGTCGAGGAGTTGGTGTTCTTTTGGTCGCATGAGGATGTCGAGATAGTAATAACCGATTGGATGTGCATTGACACCAGCCCTGATTCCCCAATAGTTATCAGGGTCGATGAAATCGTATGGTGTGGAGCCTTTGGAGCAGAACTCTGGTGCGGCTCCGAAGTGGACGAGTTTGGGACCAGAGTAGGAAAGAACAGCCTGTAAGACCATTGTGTCGACGTACTGGAAAAGAGCTGCAATAATGCCTGGGTGATTGGCTGCATGGAGTGGTCTGGCTTCTGGTGCACAGTAACCAATGAGCGAGTAGATGCCTGTAAACGAAGCGAGTGAGACATTGCGTGAGGCTTTGCGGATGAGGCCTCCTTCCTGGTAGCAGGAGCAAGGACGCATGAAGATCTGGCCACCCTTGAAAGCGTAGTAGTACATGATTTCGCGATCACCGTTGAACATCTCAACCAACATTGATTCAAGAACACCGAGAGCTTGATCGATAACTGGGGTGGTGAAGCCATCGTGTCCTGGAAATACACAGGCGGCCATTGGCTGGACGGTGAAGAAGTCGATATTGAGAGAATGTGCTTGGCGGAAAGCAACTGGCATGCGAGAGTACATGGCGTAGATAAGCCAGAAGGCGGCATCGACAAGAGCGTAATCGTAAGTCTGTGGACGGACGAAAATGGATGCGCGAGCCTTAAAGGTGACGGTGGTGTTAGGTCCCAATGTCGTCGATGGGAATGGACCTAATCCAGCAGCTGGGAGTATTGGAGGAGCGAGAGGACCATCGATGAGTAAGTGATGGTTGAAGTTGTCGCCGTTGATCGGCGTACCTCTTTGCAAATTGTGGCCAAGTAAGGCGTTCCAGAGGTTGACTTTGTTACCGTAATGAATGTTGAGGCGATCGCCGAATGCGAGTAACGCGCCGTAAAGGTAAGCAATGAGTTGAGGTTGTTGAACAGGGCGTGCGGATAAAGATTGTGTGACTTCACACATGAGGCGCGCCTTCATGGAGCTGGCGAGAGCCGTGGCACTCTGGACGTGCTGTGAACCATCGAATATCGGGCAGGTTTGACCGCTGTATTGGCACGAATAATTGACGCAGTCATCCGCGATTGAGATCTGGAGAGGTTGGATATTTGCATCAATATGTTTTGGTGTAAGTGATGTAACCAATGCTGTTTCTGTTGTGAAGGAGACGACTTCATTGTTGTCGTTGACTGGGCCAGCGCGTGCGATAGCACCGCCGGTCCTGGTCTGTGAGGCTGGAACTGGGTAACTGTAAAAATATTCATAAAGAGTTTGAAAATCAGTAGAATGTGTTCTTGGTCCTTCTTCGGAATCGGAGTGGTCTGTAATTGGAGTCGGAGTATCTGGCTGGATTGTGGGAGCAGGAGTATGTTCCTTTGTCGAGGGGTTTGCTGAATGTGGTGAATCTGTTGTTTGTTTTCTTGTTCCTTCTCCAGGGTCAGGAGGACCTGTTTTTGGCGTAGCAATATTTTGCTGAAGCACAGGAGCAGGGACGCCTTCTTTTGGCTGGGCGCCTGCTAAACGTGATAAATCATTAAGATTAGCAGAAGAAATAGTGGCTGCTATAGCTGACATGACGTAGCACGGAAGCACAAGTAGACATCACTGTCCATAAACCTAGACTATTACATCTAGGCCGGTCTGACACCTCCATTGAGATATTACACTCAACAGAATCCACTAAAGGCAGGTTCAAACCACGCTTGGGGCAAAGAGCCAAAGGGCTACAACTAGGCGGCCCGGGTCGTCAACCACCCGGCGCCATGTCAGTATAACTTGATCACCGAAGTGACCACCACGCGTCTGACGACTTCCAAAACGCGTGTTTAATTCTAACCACCTCGCAGCTCATGTAAAGTACAACTGTTTGTTGCTGCGACTTCTGGTGCTTAAAGCTCACTGGGACTTTAAGC